GCCCTGCAAGATGCCCTGCTGGTTCTGGTCCTGCGCCCCGCCAATCGCACCCATAACGGTCGAGGGCTGCTGCGCCGCCGAGAACAGGCCGGGGAGCATCTGTGCTGCCTGCTGCTGGCGTGCAATGTCGTTCTGGTAATTGCCGTAGTCGAGCCCGGCCAGCGCGTTCGCTACGCCCGTGCCCGCCGCCTGCTGGTTGGTATCGGACCCGAACAGGCCCGCGCTGTTGAAGCTCTTGTTCGTCGCGGCGAGCGTGTCGTTCATGACGTTGTTGCGAAGGGTCGCATAGCCCGGCGCGGCTTGCCCGAACTGGTTGCCCGCCGCTACATCGCCAAAGGACCGCATGGCCCCGCCGACAGCGTTAGAATAATCTTGGTTGCCCGCAGCACCCAGCGCCGCCTGCCAAGCGTTCTGCGTGGTCGCACCGGCTGGGGAATAGAGGCTTTCACCGAATACCTGTGGGCCGGTATCGTAGGCCGTCGAAATGCCCTTGGCGAGCTTGGAAGCCGTCGCCTGCACATCCGGGTTTGTCGGCTGTGAAGTGCTGGTGCTCGTCGTGGTATTTGTGCCGCCGCTCATGTCAACGCCTTTCGCAGTCCGTTCGTGTTGCTGACCGGTTTGAACGGTTCATAGTCGGGGAGGACGCGGGACCAGTTGCGGCCCGCCAGCCTGATTTCGTCGCAGCCCGCATTTCGGGCGATTGTTTCGATTTGAGCCAGTTCGGCCCGTATGGTGCGAACCCACGCCTTGGGCGGAAGGCCAATCCAGCCTTCCAGTTGGTCCACGGAACAGATGACCTTGCCGTCTTCCCAGTAGACCTCAAGCGTGACGATGCATTCCCCGACTTCAGGGACCGCGCGCCTTGCTGTGAACTTCATTCAGAACGGCTTGCCGACAATGCCGTGAACGTGGAAATCGCCGCCGCTATCGGAGGACGTAACCCGCAGCTTGGACCCCACCGGGATCAGGTAGCCCTGCGAAAACTTGTAGCCCTTGTTCGCCGTGACTGCCTTTGCCACCCACGCCGTGCCGCCATCGTCCGAGAGATACGCCGCATTGGTCCCGTCATAGATGTCAACCGTCAGGTTCTGCGTGCCGCCGCCAACTTCGTTGACTTCAAACCACGGGACGAACAGCACCGAACCGGCAGCGGTCGAAGCGTCAACAATGGTCGTGGCCGTATCGCCTGACAGCCTGACGTTGATTTCCTGAAGGCCGGTTGCCGGTATCTGGAAGATGCTCACTGGCGCGGCCCTCCACCGACATCAACGCCATTGGCAAAGGACCATGCTTGCCCAGCCGGGATGCTCTCACGGAAGGCCAGCACCCTGCCCCGGACGCGCTGTTGCGTCCAACCGTCTGAACGCTTGGCAACCCCGGCAGGGAACGTCACGTTGCCACTCAGGCTTGGGGCAGTGCCAACCGAAAGGGTCGAGCCCGATGCATCGCTAATCGGCTTGCACCAAGAGATCAGCGGTTCACTGTCAGCCGATAGCTTACATGTTTCCAGCAATGCCGCCATTGGCGTACCGGAGAAGGTGGCGAACTTGTAGGACGCATCCAGCGCCCCAAGGCCCGTTGCGCCGCCCTGCCAGAAGCGGGCATTAATCGCCAGCGCCACCGAGTCAATCGTTTCGGCCACACTGTCGATCGCGACAGCCGGGGTCGCCAGCCGGGTCAACGTCGAGGTCTGCATGGGAATGGTGGACCATTCCTTGATGAGCCAGTTATAGGCCACCGAATACGTACTATCGACGCGCCAGCTGACCAGAGAACGAGCCGGGTCAACCGTGCCTTGCAGGTTCTGATAATTCGACGGCCCGATGTTGTTTTCAAACCAGCGGTTGACCTTTTCTGCCCCGATGGGGATGGGCTTCTGGCCCATGCTGAACTGCCACGGCCCGTCCGTATCCCACCAGAATGCCGAACCGTCGAAGGTGACCAGAGTACGGTCGGCGACACAGCCCCGCTGGTCGGCAATCTTGGAAATGCCGTAAAGTGTCGGGCCAACGCCGAACGTCACCAGACGAATGGCGTTTTCCTGCGTAACGATCATGGCCCCGTTCTGGAGGTCGCGCGCGCCGATCAGCGCCCCTCCATCTTCAAACGTCTTGCCGTCAGCCCCGCCGCCCTGCCATGCCGTAAAGTCCCCCTGCCGGGAGGACTGCATACGCCGGTTGTTGCCGTTGCAGTCGAGCGCAAAGACCACGTTCTGGCACGCCGCCAGAGCGCGGGCCGTGGGCGCACCCGAAACCGCGTCATTGGTGCCGGGGGTCTCGACGTTGTAGGCTTTGAAGCCTGATGTTGTATCGGTGTTGAGCAGATATGACCCGTAGTGGAGAAACGACACATCGTCCGATGCCGTCACATTCCTGCCGGTTTCGATGTCCGACCATTGGAACGAGCCGTCCAGCGCTTCAATCGTTGTGGCGGTCGCGGCAAACACCGCCCAATCCCCGCCGAACTTCTGTAGGGCAATAGCGCCACGGGGAGGCCCGGAGAGGGCTTCAGCGCCGGTCGCTGTGATCAGTTGCGGGAACGGGCCATAACCGACGCCAGTGCCCGCCGCTTGCGGAACCACGCCCTGTGCTGTTTCGCAAGATCCTTTGTCAGGCCCGCCGACATCTGGCCGCCAGGCTCCCCACGGTTGCACTGTCACGGCGTATACCCCGGCAGGTGCACGGTGGCATTGCCAAGCTTGCCCACCATTGCTTCTAGGACCACTTCGTCAATGACCGCAGCGCCCTTGGCCTCAAATATCCCGGCCTGCTGAAACTCTTCTTCGTATGCGGCCTGTGCGGCGCGGCAGTAGAACAGGTAAGCGTCAGGCGCGAGGGCTAGCAGCCAGTTGGAGGTATTGGAGCCAGACAGCCCCGTGAACCGCGCTTCATAGTCAAGCGTGAGGTCGCCGGTATAGACGGCAGCCAGTTCAATGGTTGTGCCGGTCACGGCGTAAATGTAGGGGATGCCCGCCGTATCCCAGACGCGACGTTCCCGCACCGTGGCAATGGTCGCCTGATCGAGCGCGCCATAGGTCGTATGCACCAGAGAGATGGCCCGTACAAAGCCCGTGGGGATTGACGCGGCCCCTGCGGTGAACGTTACCGTTGCGCTCGTCTCGCGGGTGTAGTGCGGACCTAGGCGGCGGTTCATCGAGGCTTCCGCCAAGAGGATAAACTCGTCCAACTGGTCTTGGGAATAGGTGCGCGTGCCCCACGTGCCAATGGCAGTGGACAGACCGCTATAGCTGGTGAGGGCCATCGGCTACACCCTTCCACGTGAGGTGCGAAACTTGCTATGATCTGAATCGTTTAGGTACTTGGACAGATACCGGCGATCCTGCCCGTCGATGGCATCGCCAAGCCCGGCCTTTTCAAAAGCCGTCAGGGGCACTGAGGCGACAAGGTTGTAGTCACCGAACCGCTTGCCGTGGGTTTCCTTCTCCAAGGCAGCATTAGCCTCAAGAACGGCGTCCACTTCCTGCTCGACATGTGCGGCGCGGAACTTGCCGGTCGCGTCATAGCCGAGCCAGACCTTGCGCCCGATCTCGCGATCATCGTCAAAGAGCAGCCAGTTCAGCGAGGGGTTCATGATTAGGCTTCCAGCGCCTTGATTTCGTCTTCATCGGCCAGCCGGGCAGCGCCTACGGCCTTCCAGTTCTGGTAAAGCTCTTTCGGGGCCTTGATGACGGAGCCAGCCTTGTTCTTTTCAGTCCCAAGGAAGCAGTCGCGGACGCAATAAACCCACGTATCAGCGGCATTCTTGATGGCCCTGTCAGTGCGTTCGGCCTCAAGTTCCTGCGCTTCGGCTACCTTTTCGGCCAGCGTCTCGATGGACCACCGTCCGTCTACGTCCATGCCAAGGACGCGGGCCTGTGCCAGCAGAACTTTCTTGGCTTCGTTATCGCTCATGGAATGCTCCAAAATGAAAAGGGCCAGCGCGAGGCCAGCCCTTTCCGGTTGATGTAAGGCAGTCTTACTGGTCGGCGAATGTCGGGGCAGTGGCACCAACAACCTGGCCGTCAACGTACCAAAGCGTGCCGTTGCTGATCAGGTTAATGCGGGTTCCAACGTCCGGCACAAGAATGTTGAGCTTCGAGTTGGAATTGCCATCCGGCGCGACCGGGACAACTTCGTCCCCGGCGTCGGCAGCGTCAGTGTCGAGATGGACAACACCGCCGAGGTAGTAATTGGTGTTGGAACCAGTGTTGAACTGCCAATCCTGCGCATCAGCCGCAACGCCGCCATAGATAAACGAGAACTCAAGGCCCTTGGCGG